ACTTATATCTTCGACCTTAATTTTAAACTCTTCGTCTTCTTTGCAGTACTTATAAAATGTTTCTCTACTGCATCCAGCACTCTTGCAAGCTGAGGTAACTACTCCAAGAGATTTTTCTAAGGCTTCGAGTAAACTTGTTTTTAGTATGTCAGTTTTTGTCATTTGATAGCATTTAAAAATTCAGCTCTTGCGCTTGCATCCTCTTTAAATATTCCAAGCAGTTTAGTTGTAGTGGTGTGGGTGTCGTGCTTCTTAACACCTCGCATCTCCATACACATATGTTTAGCGGTAATTTGAACTGCAACTCCTTTAGGCTCTAATTCTTTCCATAAAAATTCTGCTACCTGAGTTGTAATACGTTCTTGGTTTTGTAGTCGTCTTGAATAAGTTTCTAATGTCCTTGCTAATTTGCTCAACCCTACTATTCTTTTATTTGGAATGTATGCAATAGTCCCAGTACCAAAAAAGGGAGCGATATGATGTTCGCATAAACTATGGAATGGTATATTGGTTTGTATAATCATTTCGTCATAGCCCTCACCCTCGAAAGTAGTGCAGTTCCACTCAGGCGGGTTTAGAAACTCCTTAAAGAACTTAACAAAGCGTTTAGGCGTATCTTGCAACCCCTCTCTATTAGCATCTTCGCCAAAGTATTGCAATAGCCTTCTAACATTATCCTCTATATTGCCTTCTTCGTTCTCCCAGGGAAATACAAGCCATTCGCCTTGTAACTCTATTCTTTTATCTATTAAAGCTACAAAAGGCTTACCGCACTCTTTATACCTTTCTAATGTGGCACCGCTATCAATTAAGTCATCTATAATAACATCTGCTTCTTCTATTGTGTCTACTGCATTGCCAGTCATTCCAGCTACTATTTGACCTCCTCTTGGTACACCATAATATTTAGTATCTTTAGGTAAGTGCTTAGTAACTTCATTTAATCTGTGGTAAATTTGTTCCCACGTTACTTTAGTTTTTATCATTTTATTTTATTAAATATTTCTAAAAGTTCACCAATTAATAAAAAGCCCACCGCTACATCTACGTCAATTAATAGCGAAACGTACCCAATAGTTCTTATACAATATTTTAAAAAAGGTGAATATAATTTGTCCATTTATACTCCAGTTTTTTTATTCCATATTTCAATATGCATCCTTGTAGTAAAATTAAGATAGTTTTCTTTAGCTAACTCAACTACATTTAATTTGTTTTCATTTAGTAATTCTTGGTTCTCTCCAGCGGGCATTAAATAAACTTTTCTTCTATCTACTATTGGTAAATATAAGTTTTGTATTTCTAACCATTCCTTTTTATTATTACAAACAAATTTAAAAATAGCATTTTTAGTATTTAAAACCTCTATTACTTCAGGCTTAAAAGTCATCGACTCGTCTTGTCCGCTATTCCTTAATTTAGGACTACAATTAAACAAATTTATATTTTCAAGTAAATACTTATTTGGCATTATTGTACCATTTGTTTCTATTTCAAAATAAGCTTGAGGATTAATATGTTCTTTTACATACTCTATAAACGATTCTAAGCCGTTTTGCTGCATAGTTGGCTCTCCTCCAGTAATTATTACGTGAGCATCATTTTTAATTGCTTCTACGCAATCTTTTGGTAATACGTCTTCAACCTCTTTTGACTGAGCCTTCATCCATACTTCAATGCTATCGCATCTCCATTCTGCTCCATTGTGCAACTCACCATCAAATTGAGTTCCCATACCACCACACATTAAGTTACAACCACCTAATCTGACAAAAACACTTGGTATTCCTACGGTCTTTCCTTCTCCTTGAATGGAGTAAAAGACTTCACTTACTGCTAATTTACTCTTCATATATTATCTTACTTGATTTTGTTTCTGCGAATTCTATTTTTATTATTGGTAACTTGGCTTCATTTTTTATTCTTTGAAATAACCAAATAGCCATATTTTCTGCACTTGTTTCAAATGGTAATACCTTACATTCTTCTCCAGCTAATTTAAATACATCTACTAAACTATCTTCCTCATATAACAAGAAGTGGTGGTCGTACTCTTTAATAATTGGCTCAACTAATTTATCTATATCTGAGAATAGCATAGTAACTCCATTTTTAATTTCATTAAATTTAAAAGTGCAAACTACATCATAAGTATGTCCGTGAGGTCTACCGCATTTCTCTCCAGCTTCTTTATTTCTATGACCAGCATAAAAATGGTATTTTTTTTCTATTTTAATCATATTATTAACTTTGGTCTCCAGCATATCTATTGTATATCTTTAACGTTTCTTCGGCGCAAATAGTAAATAGCGCATCAAGTTTTAAATCTTTTGGCAAATTAAAATTTGGAAATAAATTATTTCTTGTTTGGACATACATATTTGCATTTTTTTCTATGATATGCTTTTTAATGTTTCTTATATGTCCTTTGCCTGAAAGCGTTTCGATATCGCCGTATCTTAAACCGCTTGTCCAAGAGCTACTATCTGCTGAACTACAAAAATTTAATTCTTTCATTTTGTTCTTTTCAGTGCAGCCTAATAAATGAATATCAATATTTGGTTTTTTATTTTTTATGTAATGGGCTATATTATTTAGGTATTGTTTTTTACCGCAAAATCTTAATTCGGGAACGCTTATAGCAATATAATCCGAAAACTCTATAAGCCTATCTAATCCTTTTTGACCGTCTTCTATATGAAATACATTTATAATTCTATTAGGAACCTTATCCCTCATTTTAATTCTATAATCCCAAGCCTTTTCTACTCCAAGAACTTTTTGGCAATCTACCTCAACCATTGTTCCTTTATACTCTTCGTTTAAAACATAATCAGTTAAACATTCGTACCATTTATGTAAATATGCTTCGTCTTTTTTGCCTTTATGCGAGCCAAACATTAATGTAAATAATCCGCTATCTAATATATAATGATGATATTGGGATGATATTTGTTTTATAATTTTTTTATCATTAATCTTTCCAGTATTAAACATTCTATATACAAAAGGAAATGCAGTTCCAAGTCCATAATTAACTCCAGCAGCTTTTGTTGCTATTGCTCTTGATGGTTGCTCTATTGTGGCAAAATGAACTTTAATGTTTTTTTGATTATCAACTATCATATTTCTATTCTTGCGCCTCCTAAACTATCTTCAAAAACCTCAACCCATATTCCGTTATCTTCTACGATAAATTCTAAAATATCTTGCGCTATCATCTCGCAACTCATATTCGTAAAATGACAAGGGCTGCCATAAGATTCGTATAAATATTCTTTAATAAAATCTTGCTGAATAAATATTTCCTTCTCCCTATTGTTATCCTCTACTTTATATCCAACTCTAATTTGAAATAAGTGTCGGTGGTTGTATTGTAAGAACTCTACTTGCTTTGGAGCGCCTGGGTAGAAATGATATCCCTCTACATTAAAATCTAATACTACGGTTTTTTTAAATTTGTTCATTTGGCGAATATCTTTTAAGAAATTTCTTTATCCAACTTTAGCAATTTAAAAATAGCATCTTCATAATTAGAACCTATTTTAAGAAGTGCTTCTTTAACTTTTTCCCCATCCTCCTCAGTATAATTTAAAACAATAGTAATACCATCTTTTACAGATTCTTTCGGTTCTTCTTCATTAAAAAAATCGTTTAAACTATTGTCATCGCTATTCCAAACATCCATTCCCCATTCTATAAGCAAAGTATTATCCCAAGCATTAGCAAGCATATCCCAATCCCACTCTCCAAATCCTACGTTATCTTTAATTATAAACTCAGCCTTTTGCTTTTCAGTTAAGTCACTTGCTTTAATTATTTCAACCTCATCTATTCCTAACTCCGTAAGAGCCTTCAATCTCATATTACCTCCAAGTACTACCATATCGTCATCAACGACAATAGGTCTTAAATTTAACATCTGAGGAAAGTCTTTAATCGACTTCTTTAATTTCTCGAATTTGTCATCCCGTATGTATCTTGGGTTGCTTGGGTTTGGTTTAATTTCTTTTAATTTTACTTTCATTTCAAATACTTATCAAATAGCTTAACGCTATGTTTATATATACATTTACCGCAGCTTATGTCTACTCGGTAGTTAAAGTCTGTTTGGCAAAGTGCTTGTAGTTCGGGTTTAAGATGTGGACTTAGTCTACCTCCACCTTGCTTTACCATTACTCTTATCTCTTGCTCCAGCTCTTCGCTCATAATGTTTGCAG